TATTGATCTTTATCAAAATTCAAATACATGTTAACCAACGGAACAGTTTGTTGCTCTACTCTGTGTACATAAAAGTTTAAATTTCTAATGGCTGTTCTAAGTTCTGCATTGGCAATGGTAAACAATCTGGTAGGTCGATCAAATGTTCCTGTCAGCCGTTCAAACACACCATGCAAATAGTTGTAGTACTCTTGCGATTGGTTTGCAATATCGGATCTAATTTCTACAAAGTCTTTGAGATATCGATTAATAGTGGTACAAGAATCCAATAGTACTGTCGCGGCTTCCTCAACAGACATCAGTGTTGAAAACGCATCCTGTTGGTTGATTACAGAATTGCTGTTACACCAACGAAATTCATCGATCCATTTATTTACAAAACAATTGTCATAAAGTGCAATGGAAAAAGACTCCTCCGGAGTGGAGGAGCCTAAAACTACCGACAGTTGCATTACTGTTTTCGACTACGAATCATGGCCAAGATGTCCTCGGCTTTTTGACTTGATGGTTTAGCAACTGGTGCGGCTACCGAAATAGCTTCTGCGGCTTCTGCGGCATCATCTTCCCAAGCAGGAGTTTCAGCCTTGGCTACTGCTGGAGCGGCAACCTTGACTGCTGGAGCGGCAACTTCGTCACCTGTGCTACCAGCACCTGCTGACAAACCATATGGCTTGTAGTAGTTGGCCCAACGATCTGGATCGTAAGGCTGTCCATCAACAGATGCTTCAAACATCTCTTTGATGACTTTTAATTCCACATCAGTGGGACGCTTGGGCAAGAAATCACCTAAGTTGTGAAGTCCGTATTGCTCAATTGCGGCCGCTTCTACTGCTGTGAGTGCAGACTCTTTGCGTGACCATGTGCTGGTTGAGTAATCAGCATAACCACCTTTGCTGGTCTTCTTAACTGAGAAGTCCAAACCTGCCGCATAGTCTGTGGGCAAGTTTTCCATTTCTGGATCCATCAGTGCGTTCTTGATCAAGTTGAAGATCTGTGGGCTGATAACAAAGCGACGGATTGGATTCTCCGGAGTCTTGTCATCACCCATTGGGTTGTCGCGAACAAAGCCCTGGAACAGGTAAGATTTTTTCTTCCAGTACTTACGACCCATTTCTTCTAGATTGGGGTCTTTGAACCATGTACGCACTTCGGCCAATACTGGGCAAGCGTCACCGTACATTTCAACGCAAGGTACTTGTACCACAACTGGTTTGGAATCTGACTGACCTTTAACGCCAGCAAATGGCAGTTTGATCATCAGTCGTTCAACCCAGAAAAATGAGTTCTTTTCGTTTGCGTCGGGGAGGAATCTTACGCGAGCTGTTGTATTTTCTGGAATGTTCCAGTGTGCGTAAATGGCGTTGTCACCGCCTTGAGAGTTACCGCCTTTGCGGTTGTCTTGAGATTGTAGTTTTGCGCGAATTTCTGCTAAAGTCATGGCCATAATAGTTCTCCTTAAAAATGTGCCTTAATTGTGTGCCTTAATATGTATAATGCACTCGTTGCATTGTACAGTAGTATTTATCTCAAGTCAAAAGAAAAGGCAAATTACTTTGCCCATTTCCGTTACCAAATTTTGGTTTTATCGTTTGAGTCCGGCCAATGAACGAATGAAGTCCAATGGATCAGCACTTTGCATAACCGGTTGTGCCGGGGCCGGGGCAGGGGCAGGGGCCGGGGCAGGTTGTTCAGCAGGCTGTGTGGTGCCCAATACCGGTTCTGCTGGTGTCTGTTGCTGGTCACTTTGTATGGCAGCTTCAACTTGTGGCACTATTGCGGGCATGTTTTGTTTGACCCATTTCAGCACTTCGGGTCTACAATCGTACTCTTCGCCTTTGATATCAGCCATATCGTGTATGTCGTCAAACAGTTGATCATCACCGATCACACTATACAATGCACTGGTAGCATCTTCACCATTGACTCCAACCAACAGTGGCTTGCCCATTAGTTCAACCAACTTTCGCACTTCTTCTTCTGACTCGGGCATGGCCCATGTGCCTTCTAACACGCTGTTGGCCCAAGACTCAAATTCTTCTGCCATTGGGGTGTTTAGACTTTCTTGTTGACGCTTATGGGCACGATATACAAAAGGTAGTGCGGCATCAAAACGCTCGTCATACATTTTCTTAACAAAACGCTCACGCAATGCGTCAACATCGTATTCTTCTTCTACTGCGGATTCAGGCATGTAGTTTTCCACAAAATCCAAATAGTGTCTTGGGTTTCTTAGACGCTTTAATTGATTCTTGAGTTCGTTGTATCGATTGATGGCCGCATGTGCCATTTCACCTGTTTCGTCATCCAAGTCTGTGCGGCGTTTGACTGAACGCACAAAGTGACTCATGTTGCCCATTTCGGCAACCATGCCATTCATGCACTCGGCAATTTCATCATTGTGTTCACCACCGTGTGCGATATGTGTGGCCAAGGCAGCGGCACAACCTAGATGACGGTGTGGTACTAGGAATCGTTCACCGTGCGGTGTTTCGATAAAGATTTGTTCAATTTTACGACCACGGGCTCCGTGCTTCTCTTCATCGATGTCTGCGCTATGCACAATTCGTAATTTGCAAGGTCCAACATCAGCAAAGCTGTGTCTCCTGGTTCCGTATAGTCTGCTTTCAGTTACATTAATTTCATCTTTGCTCACGGTATCATCTGCCTTGGTTTGTTGTTTAATATCTTTAATTTGTAAATTGCTTTTGGCAACATCTCTGGTATCAAAATTCAACATGTTGCGCTTGGCAAATTTACGCAAGTTCCGTAAGAAGTCGTACCAGGCTTGTTTTTTGGCATCAGAGTCTTCTTCACTGTTTTCTTTGATGCTGTCCACAATGTCACTGCCAAAATACACTTTCATGGACTTTTCGTCTATTAGGCTAATTGTTACATTGCCGAGCACTTCATCGTTGATTTCAAAATCAAAGTTAAAAAATCTAGCTTGTTCTGGGTCCTGCGTGGCTTTGGCGTTTTTGTCGCCAAGATTCACATTGCTAAATCTGCTACGGATTTTGTCAAACAAGTTTTCTGCAATTTTGTCTATTTCTCTCATATTGTTATTTATGCGTATAATCCGTAAAGACTGTATAGCTACTCACACGATACTGCCCTGCAGGCACGGGTGTGGGCATGTGATGTAGGTTTATTGTTGTTTTGATTCCGGGATTGGTGGGTTGATTCAGCGACAAATACCCAGTATTTGGTTCAAAAACAAAATGTTTTTTGACTGTGACTTTGTCTTCTTCAAGAAATACTGTGCCCAAATTGGTCGCACCGTGCCAATACAGTTGCATGGTTGCTGGGGCATTGATGTCCGAATGTTTGCCACTGGTAAATTTTTCAGAGTCGAGCCACCAGACAGTATTGTCTATATGTGGCGGATTGCTGAAGGTTATGCCAATCTGTTGTTGTATAAACGGAGTTATGTCGATGATGTGTTGGTTTACCTGTTCAAGTATACCAGTCACTGTTAAACTTTTACGATTGCCTTCTTCGACTACATCTGTAGGATAAGGCCAATGGTGCCAATCGGTTGCTGTTAGGTTGGCCAACAAGTTGGCAGGTAATACATCAGTTATCTGATACAGGTATTGGTCTATGGCAGTTATTTGCATCACATGGTCATAATAAAGGGCATGGGTTCAATAAACTCATCTAATCCGTCCCTGAGAGTTTGGTCTAACTCAGCATCAAAGCTCTGTAACATTTGTATCATGCGTAATACCAAGATCAGGCTCATAACCAGATCATCAGTTTCTCCAATTTTGGCTTTGAAAGTATTGCCAGTGGCCACAAAAGTCTTTAGTTCACTGATCAAGTTTTTGCTGGCTATGTGCATACGCCGGGTTTCAATCAAGCTCTTCAGCTTGGCACAGGCTGTGAGTTTGCTCTTGTGTGTGGTGTTGAATCCTCTGCGATAGGAACGCACATTGCCCACTTTTTTAGGTTCTGTCAAGAATGTTCCGTGTATGTTTTCTTCACCAATTTCAGCAATGGCAATCAACGATGCTTCACCAATGGTGTTGTTTTCCACGCTGTAGTATATGTCTGTATCAGAACCTGTGACTTCATACAAGTAATCACAGATCTCTTTCATGATGACAATTTGTCGTTGTATTGGTGTTTTGTTGTGCTGCCACTCGCCCACCTGCATCATTGTGGGTATTTCAATTATTTCCAAAGCGGCATAGTCGCCACCGGTGCCCAAACTGGGATCTAGTCCTACACAATATTGATGTCCTTTGGTAGGCTTCTTGTACCAACGCACTTGACCTTGTCGTTCAACAGGATCTATGCCGGCCATTTCAATCAGGGTGGTGCTGTTGATTAGTGTTTCATCGTAGATCAAGAATTCGCACCCATGTTCGCGCCGGAAACGCTCTTCACCGATGCGACCAATTTCTTCTGTTTTCCATTGTTCGTCACGGTCTGGATGTTCTTGCCAACTGGCCTGAAAGCCTCT